AAGACTTTGAAGGACCAAGGAAGTGGCAAGAAAAAATTTTGCGAGAAATTACAACGCATATTCAAAGAAACCAAAGACTAGATATGCCAGAGATGTTCAGACTAGCTGTAGCTTCTGGACGTGGTATAGGTAAATCAGCCTTAGTTGCATGGTTAATACTATGGATGCTATCAACCAGACTTGGTTCTACTATTATTGTTACAGCAAACACAGAACAACAGCTTAGAAGTAGAACATGGGCTGAATTAGGTAAATGGCTAACATTAGCAATCAACTCACATTGGTTTTCTAAAACAGCAACAACCATAAAACCAGCACAATGGTTTGAAGAAGCTCTAATTAGAGATTTAAAAATAGATACTGGCTATTACTACGCTCAAGCACAATTATGGAGTGAAGAGAATCCTGACGCTTTTGCTGGTATTCACTCTAATTACGGTGTCTGTTTAATTATGGATGAAGCATCTGGTATACCATCACCGATATATTCAGTATCCGAAGGTTTCTTCTCAGAACCCACGAAAGATCGTTATTGGTTCTGTTTCTCCAACCCACGTAGAAACACGGGACCGTTTTATGATTGTTTCAATAGCAATCGTCAGTTCTGGCGTACGGAGCAAATAGACTCCCGAAACGTAGAGGGTACTGATAAAGAACTGTTCCAAAGAATGATAGAACAATACGGGGAAGACTCTACTGTATCTAGGGTTGAAGTTATGGGTGAGTTTCCCCGTGCCGATGATGATACGGTTATTCCGATGGAGTTAGTGCGTGCAGCCATAGAAAGGGATGTTGCCTTAACAGCCGGTGAACCAATATTGTGGGGTTTAGATGTCGCTCGTTTCGGTGGCGATAATTCTGCTTTGTGCGTGCGTCAGGGAAATACAGTTTTAGATATAGAAACTTTTGGTTCTATGGACTTGATGCAACTTTGCGGCATAGTAAAAAATAAATACGATGACTGTACGGTTATTGAAAGACCACAAGAAATATTAGTTGATGTCATTGGTTTAGGTGCAGGTGTGGTCGATCGTTTGCGTGAGCAAAACTTACCCGTACGTGGAGTCAATGTTTCCGAAGCACCGTCAACGAAAAAAAATTATTTAAACTTGCGAGCTGAACTTTGGTTTAGTATCAAAGACTGGTTAGCAGGTAGAGACTGTCGTATACCTAACGATGATGAGTTAGTTGCTGAGTTAGCATCACCGTCATACAAATATACTTCTACCGGTAAAATTAAAATAGAATCCAAAGAAGAAATGAAACGTAGAGGTTTAAAATCACCGGACAAAGCCGATGCACTTGCTTTGACGATGGCTGGTTCGGCAGCAAGTTTTAGTGGCAGTCAAAGCTTTATGGGTTATAATTTCAACAAACCGCTAAAATCACGAATATTGCGTGTAGGATAATATGGCAGAAAAAGAAAAAAAGATGTCAGCAGAAGACGCTGATAAGGAACAAGCTTATAGAGATGAACAACTGTCAGCCGTTCTTAAGGCTGAGATGGAAGATGCTAAAGATTTTATCCATCAAGTTGGTGAAGAAAGAGCAGAGTCTACAGAATATTATTTAGGCAACGAACCAGAAGGTACTAGCACTTTACAATCCTACTATGTATCAACGGATGTACGTGACACCGTACTCTTCATGTTACCGTCTATCATGCGTACTTTCTTTGGTACGAAAAAGGTAGTTGAGTTTGTCCCAAAAAACGCTGAGGATATTGCTGCGTCCGAACAACAAACTAATTATATCAATTATATAGTTCAAGAGAAAAACCCCGGATTTAAAATTTTATACGATGTGTTCAAGGATGCGTTAGTGCGTAAGACTGGGTACGTGAAAGCGTTTTGGGATGACAGCATGTCGGCATCAACGCACGAATACACCGACATTACTCCAATCCAATACCAAGGTTTGATTATGGACCCAGACGTAGAAATTATTTCTGAGTCAGTCAAAATGGAATCGGTAACTATGATGAACCCAGAGACCGGTGAAGAAGTTACTCAAGAACAACCCGTAAGTTACGATTTAACAATCAGGCGTGTCAAAGCAAAAAACCAAGTCTGCATAGAATCTATACCCCCTGAAGAGGTCTTGGTAGCTAGACACGCCCGTTCATTAGCAGAATCAAGTTACGTTGCTCATAGAATGATTAAGTCGGTATCCGATTTAGTTGCTATGGGTTACGACATAGAAGAGATTGAGCAATACGCAGGAGCCGGTGGCAGTTATCTAGACCCGCAAGCTTACGAAGAGCAAGAAGCTAGAAATCCGTTTGATAACATGGTTTATCCGGATAGAGATGACGCTGCCGGCAAAGACGTACTCTACATCGAACATTATTTATTTTTTGATTTAGATGGTGATGGTATAGATGAAAGAGTTAGAGTTTGTACTGCCGGAGAAAGTCTTAACATTCTTAGCGTAGAACCGTTTGATGACTTGCCGATTGTTTCGTTTTGTCCTGACCCTGAACCGCACACGGCAATCGGCTCATGTCCGGCAGACTATCTAAAACCAATTCAAGCTGCTAAATCACAAATCATGCGTGATACTTTAGATTCTTTAGGTCATGCAATCTTCCCAAGAATGGGTATTGTCGAAGGACAAGTCAACATAGACGATGTGTTAAACACCGATATTGGACAACCGATTAGGATGCGAGCACCGGGTATGGTGCAACCTTTTTCAGTACCGTTTGTTGGTAAAGAAGCCTTTCCTGTTCTTGGTTACTTAGACGAATCAAAAGAAAACAGAACCGGTGTTTCTAAAGCAAGTGCTGGATTAAATGCCGATGCACTACAAAGTTCTACGAAAGCTGCCGTTGCAGCTACGATGAGTGGAGCTCAAGGTAGAATCGAACTTATCTGTCGTCACTTTGCTGAAGGCGGTATGAAAGAATTATTTAAATTAGTTAATAGTTTGGTGATCAAACATCAAGACGCTCAAGACGTATTCAGACTTAATAATGAGTTTGTACCAGTCGATCCTAGATACTGGGATTCAGATAAAGACATGGTAGTAAATGTTGGACTAAGCAAATCTAACGATGAAGAGAAAATGGCTACGCTAATTAACTTAAGTGCCAAACAAGAACAAATAATGCAGCTACTAGGACCAAGCAACCCACTAGTTAGCTTACAACAGTACGCCAATACACTTAGTCGTTATTTAGAATTATCTGGTTTTAAAGACACAACTAACTTTATCAACGCACAAGTTCCGCCAATGCCACCACAACCACAGCAACAACAACCGTCTGCTGAAGAAATGTTGGCACAAGCAGAAATGCAAAAAGCACAAGTCTCAGCTCAAAAAGCTATGATAGATGCTGAAACCGATAGAATGAAAATCATCATGGACGACGATAGAAACAGAGATATCGAAGAAGCACAGATTAGATTGAAGGCTGCTGAGTTACAAGCCAAGTATGGAACGCAAGTTAATATTGCTGAAATAAATGCTATCATGGAAAGAGATAGAGAAATTATTAGAGAAGCAGCAAAGATTAACGCACAAGGCTTGTTTACTGATGACCAGACGCAACAATAAACTATACGATCTAGAAGTTTTAGAGGGTGACTACGTTTATATTGGTAGTGATATCAAAGCAGAGTCAGCCGAAAAAGCTTTTGAATTAATGATATTTTTATTTGATAATAGAATAAATGAAGATTCTGAAATAATTCATTTAGAAGAAAAAACAATTCATTAATGAAAGATTCAAGACTAACAAAAGCAGGTGTATCTGGTTATAACAAACCCAAAAGAACACCAAATCATCCAAAGAAATCTCATGTTGTAGTTGCCAAACAAGGTGATAAAATAAAAACTATAAGGTTTGGACAACAAGGAGCTAAAACAGCAGGCAAACCTAAAGCTGGTGAGTCAGCGAGAATGAAAGCGAAACGTAAATCATTCAAAGCTAGACACGCCAAAAATATAGCAAAAGGTAAAATGTCAGCAGCATATTGGGCAAACAGAGTAAAATGGTAAGAAAATTTCCTAAAGTAGCAAAAACAAAAAGGGGTGTACCTAAGAAGTACGTCAAAGGTTCTAAGAAACCTAAAAAGAGAGAAGCAGAAATATTAAATACTATGAAGCTTTACAAAATGGGTAAACTAACTCCTGCGATGATGAATAAAATATCTAAACAAAGAGCAAAAGATGGCAGGAAGTAAGCAAGCAGTTATAGATAAATATTCTAAATCAAGCGGTATATCGAAAAGCACGCTAAGCAAAGTTTACAAAAGAGGTTTAGGAGCATATTATTCAAGTGGCTCAAGACCGGGCGTATCTGCACACAGGTGGGCTGCAGGACGTGTTCGATCTTTTGCTACTGGTAAAGGTGGTGCTCGTAAAGCTGACTCAGATTTACTAAGACCAAAAAAAACTAAAAAAAGGAGTTAATTATGCCAATGGGAAAAGGAACTTATGGTTCAAAAAAAGGAAGACCAGTAAATAAAAAGAAAAAGAAAAAAACTAAACTTAAAAAATACGGGTACTAATATGCCAATGAAAAAATATTCACCTAAGCAAAAGAAGTTAGCTAGAGTTGCTAAACCTAGAAACAAGATAACTGGTGCTGACTTTAAAAAACTTAAATCTAAGAAAAAGAAAAAATGAAAAAAGTTAATAAAAAAGTTATGGTTAAGGGCGTAGATATTTCAAGTCTTACAAAAAGACAACAAGATGTTATGAAGAAACACTCTAAACATCATACTGGAAAACATATGAAATCTATGACGGCTATGATGAAAAGAGGTAAAACTTTTACTGAATCACATAAAGCAGCACAGAAAAAAGTAGGTAGATAATATGAAAAAATATTTACCTTTTTTGTTTTTTTCAAATTTAGGATTAACTCATTCTTTGAATAATGTTACGCATACTCATATGGAAGGTTTATTTTTATTATTAATAATCCTTATATTTTTAGTAGAGATATTTCAAAAAAAAAGATAGCCTTCGTAAAAGGCTATGAATGAAATTGTAACCATAATAAATGAAGTAGGCTTTCCTATAGCAGCTACGCTTGGGTTAGGTTTTTTCTTATGGAAGTTGCTCAATAAAATAGTCAACGGTATGGAGCAAAAAGTAGACGTAGTTGATGACAAGATAAATGAGTCGTTACAAGCTGTAGAGAAAAGATTAGACTCTAAATTAGATTCCCAAACACAAATACTAATTCAATTAATTGATAGAGTGCGTTCTGTTGATAATGAAATCATTAGACAAGACATACTTTTAAAAACTATTCTAGGTGTGCCAAACTTAATAGAAAAAGATAAAATAGCTAAAGCAAATCAAAAAGATAAGAGGAAAGACTAATGCCAGACCCTATTACAAACTCAGTTGTTGGTATTGCAGGTAGCGTACTAAATAAATTTGTTGCAGATAAAAACCTAAAAATGCAACTGGAACATGAACTCAAGACACAATTACAAACTGCTAACCTTGCCCAAATAGAGGTTAATAAGATTGAAGCTGCAAGTAAAAGCTGGTTTGTAGCTGGATGGCGACCATCTGTAGGATGGGTATGCAGTCTTGCTATGCTTTATCATTTTATTCTTGCACCTATGATTCAATTTGCTGTCGGTATAGCTGGTATTCAAGTTGCTTTACCAGAGTTTGACTTTACTCAGTTATCTACAATATTGATGGCGATGCTCGGCATGGCAGGTTTAAGGTCTGTAGAAAAAATACAAAAAGTTACAAAAGGTAACTAATGTCTTGGAAAAACTTTGAACTAGATGAATTTGCTTGTTCGCATTGCGGTGAAAATAATATTAATTATGACTTGATAGATAGATTGCAAGCATTACGATCTGATTTAGGCTTTCCATTTGTTATTACTTCTGGTTATCGCTGTATGGAACATCCTGCAGAAATCAAAAAACCAAGACTAGGAACGCATGCTATGGGGCTTGCGGTAGATATATTGTGTCGAGGGGAACAAGCGTATAAAATTATAGCCAATGCAGAGAAATATGGTTTTACTGGTATCGGTGTGAATCAAAAAGGCAATAGTCGTTTTATTCACTTAGATATAGCATCTGAAGAAGATAATAAAGTAAGACCAACTGTATGGAGTTATTAATGCCGAGAACAACTGTGAATCAAGTAGCAAGCCAAATAGAAACCCATGAACAAGTGTGCGGTGAACGCTGGAAAAACGCCTACGAAAGATTTGATAGAATTGAAGTATTAATAGAAGCACATTCACAAAGATTATGGTGGATAGCAGGAATCATCATATCCTTACTATTACCAATCGCATATAGTAGTTTATTTTAATGGCAACACACGAAGAAGTAGTAGAGTCTGCACAAGCAGAACAGATATTAGACAGCGATATTTTTCAGAAAGCACTTAAGAACTTAAAGAACGATTATGTTGCTCGTTGGTTAAGCAGCATAACTGAAGAAGAAAAAGACCTAAGAGAATCATTACACAAAGCTATATTGCTTATTCCTGAGATAGAAAAGCATCTACGCATCATTGTCGAGAAAGGCAAACTTACAAAAACACACATAAATAAAATACGTAGCATTGGATAATATCCGTCCTTAGTATAAAATATTCTAAAACTTGGAGGTTTTTATGAGCAATAACGCAAAGCCGATTGCTTTACAGACTGAAATGGATAAAGCTGTTTCAGCCTTAGAGGGTTTTCTTACTCCTGAAGAGGAAAAAGTAGAGCAACCGATCGAAGAAGAAACAGTCGAGGAGATTGAAGAATCTCCCGAAGAAGATGTTTTGGAAGAAGAATTTGAAGATGAGTCGGAAGACGAGTTGGAAGATGACTATGAAGAAACAGAAAATGAAGACGAAGAACAAACAGAAGTTGAGGAAGAACAAGAGCAACCTGAACTTTATACTGTCAAAATAGATGGTATAGAACAAGAGGTCACACTCGATGAACTACGCAACGGCTATTCTCGTCAGCAAGATTACACTCGCAAAACTCAGAAGTTAGCGGAAGAGCAAAAAACTCTACAACAAAAACTTAATGAAGTTACCGAGAGAGATGCGATCTATACAGAACTGTTACCAAAAATGGAACAACAGTTACAAAGTGTTTTCGGTGAAGAGCCGAATTGGGATGAGTTATATGAACAAGACCCATTAGAATACACTAGAGAAAAGCATAGATGGGATCAAAAGAAAGAGAAACTAGCTGCTGTTGAAGCTGAACAAAAAAGGTTACAACAGGAACAGTACGAAAAACAGATGGAAGAACTAAAAGAATCTGTTAAGGCTGGTGAGCAAAGACTTTTAGAAGTTGTTCCCGAATGGCAAAAAGCTGAAACAGCTCAGTCTGAGAAAGCTGAAATAAGTCAATATGCAATTAATTCTTTAGAGTTTACTCAAGAAGAGTTAAGTCAAGTGTACGATTGGAGATTGTTAAATGTTTTGAGAAAGGCATGGTTATATGACAAAACCAAGGAAGCTTCTAAAAAGAAACCTACACAAAAGGCTAAGTCCCGTGTAGCAAGACCCGGAGCTGTAACTAAAAACAAAACGGTAACGCCTGTTAAGAAAGCAAAACAAAGGTTGGCTAAATCTGGAAAGGTTTCAGATGCAGCTAAAGTATTTGAACAACTTATTTAACGAGGTTAATTATGGCGAAAGTCACAAATGCGTTTGATACTTATACGGCTACTGCTGACAGAGAAGATTTAAGTAATATTATTTACAACATCTCTCCTATGCAAACTCCGTTTATGAGTTCAATCGGAACTAGAAATGTAAAAAATGTGGTATTTGATTGGCAAACAGAATCATTACCTACACCAAGTGGTTCTGGACAGTTAGAAGGTTTTGAACTTTCAAGAGCTGCTTCAACTGCTACTTCAAGGGTAAGTAACGTATGTCAAATCTCATACAGAGATGCAACTGTAACAGGTTCGCAAGAAGCGTCTGACGCTGCTGGTAAGAGATCAGAAATGGCTCACCAGTTAGCTATCATGGCTAAAGCACTTAAAAGAGACATGGAAGAAGCTTTATGTCAAAAAGGTGCTAAAACTACAGGTGATGCTACTACTGCAAGAGTAACAGGTGGTTTCGAGTCTTGGATTACTTCTAATGACTCAAGAGGAACTTCTGGTGCTTCTACAGGTGGTGGTACTGCTCCTACAGATGGAACTCAAAGAGCTCTAACTGAAACTCTTTTAAAAGATGTTTTAGAGCTTATGTTCTCTAACGGAGCTGAACCAAACATGGCTATTGTTGGTCCGCACAACAAACAAGTCATCTCTGGTTTTACTGGTAGATCACAAGCTAGGCAATTCGTAGACGCAAACACAGTAGAAGCTTCAGTAGCTATCTACTCTTCTGACTTTGGAGAACTAAAAATAGTTCCTTCCAACAGATCAAGAGAGAGATCGCTTCTATTAGTTGATCCTGAGTTTGCTAAAGTATCTTACTTAAGAAACTTTGAAACTATCGACATTGCTACAATCGGTGACGCTGAAACTAAAATGATCGTTGCTGAGTATGGGCTAGAAGTAAGTAATGAAGCTGCACACGGTGTAGTTGCTGACTTAAGCACATCATAAGCATAAATAATTAGGGAGGGGTAAAACCCTCCCTTTTTATAAAATGGCAAGAAGAACTCTCATAGACGCAAAGACTGGTTCAACTTCAGAGTTTATTACTGAAGATGACAAAATTATTTATCATACAAAACAAGACATACAACCAGTTATAGAGCATTGCAAAACCCTTGCAGAAAACAAACCCGGAAAAGATTTTAGGCATGTTGCAGAAGTTCCTATGGTAATATATCAAAAGGCGATGCGAGAAGGCTGGGTCAAAGATAAAGCTAAATGGAAGAAGTGGCTGAACGATCCAGATAATAAAGTTTTTAGAACTTGGCAAGGCAAAGTATGAATTATTCAGAATTAAAAACAAACATAGCAAGTTTTCTTAATAGATCAGATTTAACATCTGATATTGATATGTTTATTGACCAAACCGAAGGCGAACTTAACAGAAGATTAAGAACTGCTGACATGGTTAAAAGAGCTACGGCAACTGCTGATGCTCAGTATTTATCGCTACCAACTGACTGGTTACAAGCTATAAACGTAGAAGTTACATCAAATGATTTTAAACCGTTGATGCAACAGTCTATTGAATCACTAGATTTATATAGAGCATCAAATGACAATACAACTGGTCAACCTATTTACTTTGCTTTAGTAGATAAAACAATGGAATTTGCTCCTACACCGGATCAAGCATACACAGTACAATTAACTTATTATGCAAAGGTTGATGCACTAAGTGATTCTAATACAACTAACTTTGTACTTGATAATCACCCTGATATTTATTTATACGGTGCTTTAAAACATGCTTCTATATTCTTGATGGAAGATGAAAGAGTAACAATGTTTAGTCAATTATTTGAAAAAGCATTAGAAGAAGTAAGGATGCAACAAGAAAGAAAAGAATTTGGTAAAGGCTCTTTGATGCAAAGAAGAAGAACTTACGGAAGAGCTAAAAAGAATATATACTATATGGATTCTAATTAGAGGAAAAAATGTCTGGATTTACTGATTATTTAGAAGATGCTTTATTAAAGCACGTTTTTACAAATACAGCGTACACTTCACCAACAACCGTGTATGCTGCTTTATTTACTGTAGCTCCATCTGATACTGGTGGTGGGACTGAAGTTTCTGGTGGTGCTTATGCTAGACAATCAATGGCTTTTTCCGTATCAGGAACAGGCACATTAGCAACTAACTCTGCTGCTGTAGAATATCCAACTGCAACTGCAGATTATGGAACTGTTGTTGCCGTAGGTATATTTGATGCCAGTACAAGCGGTAATTTATTAGCATACGCAAACTTAACAACTTCAAAAACTGTCTCTTCAGGAGATGTATTTAGATTTAACGCAGGTGACGTAGATATAACCCTGACGTAGAGTAATGTCCGAACAAACCTATAATTTTGGACGTTACAACAAGTCTAATTGGAATAATCTTCAATACGATTTTGGTGCGGTAGCTGTTACAGGTGTATCAGCTTTTACTGCTGATGGTCGTAAAATTAATCTAGGTGCTAGTGCTGTTAGCCTTGCTTCTAGTGCTTCTGCTAGTGGATTAAGAATACTTAACAGCGATGCAGCTACCATAAGCACGACAAGTATTGTCGCTGTTGGTATTCAAATAGACATAGGTGCTTCTAACATTGCTGCTGTTTCTAGTTTAATTTCTACTGGTAGATTAGTAATAAACGGTACAGCTAATGCAACTCCTCAATCTGCTGTTGTTACTGAAGGTCAATTAGTTTTACAAGGCATAGGTGGAATTACAGGTCAAAGTGGTTTTGTTTCTCTTGGTGGTTTAAAATGGGAACCAGAAGATGTTGCTGCTGCAACTTACACAGAACAAACAGTTGCTACTCCAACTTGGACAGAACAAACGGTTTCAGCAGGAACATGGACAGAATTAGATAGGCAGGCTTCAGCGTAATGGCAGATACTACAACAACAAATTTATCGTTAACTAAACCAGAGCTAGATGTTTCTACCAACTGGGGACAAAAGTTAAACGCTAACTTAGATGCTATTGATGCAATTTTTAGCGGTACTGGTACAGCCGTATCTTTGAACATTGATGGCGGGGACATTGCCTCTGCCGTCACCATTAATAAATCACCTGTCATTACACTAGGCGGCGATCTTACAGGTAATGTCACACTTACTAATTTAGCTAGTGCAACTCTTACAGCGACCATAGCAGCTACATCTGTAGAAAACTCAATGTTAGCTGGTTCTATAGCTAATTCTAAATTAAGTAATTCATCTATTACCTTCGGTGCTGGTGCAAGTGCTACTGCCATATCTTTAGGCGGTACTCTTACATTTGCAGGTACTTCTAACGAAGTAGAGGTAACAGAAAGTTCAGGAACAATTACTGTTGGCTTACCAGCAGCCACAGAGATTACAACTTCTCTAGGAGTAGGCGGCGGTTCTACAAACGGTGTTGTTATAGAACAAGGCGCAATTAAAATTAAAAACGGTGGCACGCAATCACATATAGACTTTTATTGTGAAAGCAATAACGCACATTATTTAAGATTACAAGCACCTGCTCATGCAAGCTTTAGTGGTAATCCTACTGTAACTTTACCAGCCACAGCAGGTACGATTGCTTTAACATCTGGTGACATTACAGGTAA